CCCATTGGTTTCCATAGTCAAAAGACTTCTCAACCCAGCCATTCTTGTTGTTACATTTTACAAACCCTGCCGCTTGCTGTCCACACAGTAAAGCTCTAAAGCAGTCTGCACCTATGTCTGTTCCACTTGCTGCTGCTGCGAAGTTATGTCCTACTACATCAATGTCCAAGAACGGAATATACTCGTGTTCATGCACGATTACGCCATCCCAAACACCTAATGCACCTGTGAAGATAGGATTGTCTTTACCTCTAACCTCTGCTTCACGCTGAGCCTGAGCATAAGTAGCGTTGTTTTTAAGGTCAAACGCTTGCCAAGGGTGTATAAACATAACATAGTAGTTCTTTCCTTTTATTCTCAATGGAAGTATCTTAGGACTAGCTAACGTAGCTTTAACCCTTGCACGAGAGATTAACGCTGGAGTCAATAGGTCAGTTGTAGCTAAACTGTCCGCACCATCCGTATAATCCGCACATAGATACCTATCTCCATATCCTGCTCCTGTGTCCGCTGTCGGTACTTGGTCAGGTGCATTACTCCATGAGTGGTCTGCTGAAACTACTGTTCCATTAACATCTGTTACTGTAGCTAGAAGAACACCAGCTAACTTCAAGAAGAACTGTCTTTCAATGAACTCCTGCAACTTAATAGTGAGTTTTTCCTTAGCATCCATTCTCATATCATACGAATTCTTCTGTTCATCTAATCTACCGGTCAACCTTACCGCAAATCTCTTCTGCCCAATAAGGATAGCTTCTGAATAAGCATTTAGTTTCTCTTCATTACCTTCTAACTCATCATCTCCACTTACTCCATTACCTGTCATTTTAGCTGTTAGCCCTAGCGTGACTGTATCACCTTTCTTCTTAACAAGCTCATTTTTCAGCTGTATGATGTTATTCTTGCCTGTACCCATCATGTTATTCTGCGTAAAATATAAATTGTCAATTACATCTTTATATAGCTCTTTTGACCATATCTCAGGACGCAACGCATTTGTACTTACTGTATCCATTAGTTTTACCTTTCTTTATAAAAGCACTAACAACTCTCTTTCAACAACCTTTCACGAGTAGCTTTTGGCAGTTTATCCCAATCAGCCATACTGATTCCATCTGTGTCTTCAACTGTCATATCTTCCGCTGCAACTGTCTTCGTTCCACCTGACCCGCCTCCCATCGAAGCCGAACTAGGTTTCTTCTTTGAATTGTTAATGATCTTTTCAACTTTTTTACTATCTGTCTTATCTTCTTTCTTATCACCTTTAGCTTTACTTACAACCTTTACATAATCAGGATGTAGCTTACCTATTGCATAGGCAACTTCTGACGCATTTGCTTGAGGATTAGCTGCTGCTTCACCTAGTTTAATAGCGAGATGATTAGTTTTATCATCATTCATCACCGCCCTTGCCAAATCGACTACATCATCAAATGCGGGATATTCCTCAACATTCAACTTTGTATCTCTTTCATCTTCAGCAAGTCTTATCCTAGTAGCTTGTGCTTCATCCTCCAATGCCTTCTTATCTGCGTCACGCTTATCTAAATCAGCCTTAGTAACAAGGTCTTCTTCCTTTGGTTTACCCTCTTCATCATCATCATCCAAATCGCTATCAATATCATCCTTTTTAGCCTTTAACTTGGCTTCTAAGGCTTCGACTCTCTTCTTATTTCCTGCGTTTTGAACTTTAAGCAAGTCACGTTCTTCTTCTGCTCTCTGACGATTCTTTCGTTCTCGTTTCTGCTTGAAATACAAGGCTTTTTCGTTCTTATTGAAACCGTTTACCAGCTTCTCTTCTGCTTCAAAAGTTCCCTCTTCAGGCTCTTTTTCATCAGCTTTGCCTTCATCCGAGTCGTCTTTGTCCTTATCTTCAGGCTTTTTTTCTTTGGAGTCCTGATCTTTCTCCTCTTTGTCCTCTTTAGAATCTTCTTCCTTGGAGTCTTCTTCCTTAGAATCATCATCCTTAGAGTCCTTATCTTCTTTGGACTTGTCTTCCTCTTCTTCGGCAATAGTGCCTTGATCTTTAGCCATTGCGATTTCTTCTTTACTAAACCCGCCTTCTTTAAGCTGTTCCACTGTAACCTTTTCTTCGACTACAGGCTTTGACTCTTCCTTTACAGGAACTTCAATTGTGACTTTTTCTTCTGCCATTTTGTTCTCCTTTGGTTAAACCAATTAAGTAGATTCGCCTACTTATGCGGTAGCGGGGGCTTGTTGTTGGGCAGCCGCTATTGCCCTTTTTATCTTTTCTTTTGACCCTTGAGATAGCTGGCTTTCGTCAATCAACACATCTGGTGGTATCGGAAATCCTTTCTCTACTAGCTCTGTCAAAAGTAAATAATTAGAATATTTAACTGTTTCACTATTAGCTACCTCGCCAATAGCAACGTCATATTTACCTATAGAAGTATCATTCAATACTTCATTGAACACTGCTCCTACTGCCTCATTATCAACCTGTAAAACCATCTCACCTGCTGCATCTGTCTGTGGCATCTGCTCGCCTTCCTCTGTCTGAGTCATTACTGGCACACCAAACGTCTTAGTAATGAAATGCTGTCCTGCTACCCTTGTAGCAGTTTCTATAGTATATAACTCTCCTAACTGAGATAACAAGAACCTTCCTAATATCCTCTGCGTATATCCGAAGTTGTCAAGCATACGCTGTATCATTACTAGCCCTTGCCTTTGCCTCAACGCTATTGCACGCCCACTTGCAGACTTGCTCTCATTCATTGCCAAGAGATCAGTATTTATACCTGACAACTCTTTCATATCCTGGCTATTCTCTGCTGCTAACTGTGCATGACCTTGAGATAACTGTGTTGGAACGATCTTCTCAGGCTTATCAAACCCTTGCTTATACTCTAACAAGATGCCTGGAGAGCTACCAAACTTCTTAACTGTAGACTTATTAACCCATGCCCCCTTAGCACTCAACCAACCACCATTAGCAGATGTATTGAGTAACCTTAGCTCTTGAGTCCTACGCTTATTAAACTCTCTCTGTGGGTCTTTAAGAGACCTTACTACCCCTTGTACCATGTTCTCTGTATCTTTTATGGCTGTAGTTATCCTGTGTGCATAGAAAGGCACAAACGGAAAGGTCTTCCAACGTGGATAGAAGTCGCACATACGATCTTCAATCTCTTCATTACCTATCAACGAAGTTACCCATATCTCAGGGATAACCCTTTCAATAACAACTGCTATAGGCTTAAACTCACCATTCTCTTCAGGTTGTTCACCAGCTTCTAAGGCAGCCTGGGAAGCTTTTGTATTCGCCTTCTCAACGTAATCCTCAGCCTCCTTTTTATCTGTTGCTTCTTTAATGTTTCCCGCAACCTTATCAGCTACGAGATACTTTTTAACATACTTTTTATAATAATATTCTGTAAGATCATATATATCCTTCTTGCCATCAATGCTACCACTTGCTTCGGTTTCATTTAGGAACTGGCTGTCCATACCAGGATAATCGTCTGTTTCTACTTGTATTGTGGTAGTATCTGCTGCATTTAAGTTTAACCGACCTTCCCCAATGGCTGCAATCTTAGTCTTCTTGTCAGGAAACAGCTTTTCTACTTGTACCTTACGCAACCTAGGTGAGAACTTAACAACAAACTCTGCGTCAGATAGATCATACTCAATCGAATCAGGGTCAGAGAAGATGTGTAGCGGATTCACTTTCTTCAGCTTTAAATCTCCATTCAGCAAGTCATAGGTATAGTCTACATACGGTTCTATCCAGCCTTCACCACATATAATACCATCCTCAAATATCTCTGAGAGCTTATATTCCCCCATACTAGTCTTCAGAGTATTCTTCATCAACAATGTAGCTATCTCAGCTTTAAGGCTATCCTCTTCCCCTTCAGGAAATGCCTTGAAATCTGATCTGTTCTGCCTCTGTATACCTGAAATCATAAAGAGATTCGGCTGTACCTTGTTAATCGTAAGACCTCTAACACCTTTATTCTTCAGCTTCCGCAGATCTTCTTTGCTCCATTGGATTCCTACTGCAAACTCATAGTCTTCTTCAGCTTCAGTAATCCAAGGACGTTTTCTCGCTCTTGCTCGTTTAAAATCATCTAATACAACGCTTACTTTCATTTATCCCTCCTTAACATTGAAAACCTTTGAAAACCTCTTGCTACATACTTTTTATGCATAAACACTACTCAAAACACCCTCTCAGTTACATTGCGTTACTCTTTTGAAAACCTATGAAAACCTTAACAACTCTCTGGCGTTTCATCATACTCTTCTTCAATCTCCCTCATATATGCGTCTGGCTTCTTAAACGGTCTTGCTACCTTTAATGCATCTAACGCCATAACATACGCTTCAGCCCTATCAGGACTGCCTCTTAATATCAACTTAATCTTGTCTTTCTCCATTAACCATATCTTTCCTCTACTCTTGAACCTGAAAGGTACGCTACAAAGCTGTTTAATCAGTATTGGATCATTTGGGATGTCACATCTACTCTCAGCAAACTGTTCAGCTGCATAGAACCAGCTCTCAGCCTTCTTATTCCCGTATGTAAGTTCATCTATTGCTTTAACCCTGCCATCATACCCATATATATCCATGCTTTCATCATCACCGTATATCTCATTGAGCCTGTCAAATACTCCTTTACCTATACCACACTTGTCAACCGCTATCATATTACTCTTATGTTTAACTGCATGAGCAATGAGCCTACCGCAAGTGTCCATTGTATTTCTATGTGAATATATCTCCTGAACGGCTATCTTAGTGTTCTCCATATCGTAGATAACCGTTTCGTCATTGCCTTCATCAGCTATATCAGCAACCGTTATGCGATATTCAACAGTCTTATCATGTTGATCGTTACATACGTTCTTCTTAACATTGCTGATTGGTATAACGATATTGGCTGTATCAAGATCATCCCATGAGCCTAAGATGTACGCTCTGAGCAACTCAGGTCTATATTTGAACGCCTTCTGAAGCTGTGGTACATACGACATAGGCAAGAACGGATTGTCCGAAGGCAGAGCCTGAATAAACCTGTTTCCCACTTGAGGAGTATCAATATATGCGTCTTTAAGCCAACACAATGCTGGGTTAGCTGTCAACAACCCTTTGTAATTAAGCTCTTTTCCTTTAATCTTCAATCTTCTAGTACCTCTTAACATAGCTAAATCGTCTTCAACCGTTTCTTCAGCCTGATCTACGAAGTAAAAGCCATACTCTGCTGAGTTAAACTTCTTGACTGTAGCCGTATCGTCCATGCCACCATATAGAATTGATACTGTTTTATTGATTACTATGAGCTTCTCTTGCTTCTTGATCTCGTAGCATGACTCAGGAATGAATGTTTTCCAGGTGTTTAACGTGGTATTATTGAAGTCAACGCCCTGTTTTCTTCCCATGAAGCCTACTACAAGAGGATATTTGCATGGCGTAAGCTTAAACGTCTTGATGATGTCAACTGCTTCTGTGAATGACCAGATACACCCAAATACTGTATTATGTGTAATAATAAAG